CAAATGATCAGCAATAATAGCGATCATTGTCTTCTTCTTAATAACCTCAACATCTTGTTCATATAGATAGTTGAGGTATTCTTTTAAAAGGTTGTCATAATCGCCATAGAAAGTATCCTCTACACCTATGATATGCCTACGGAGCTCTATCGTCTCCCCATTCATGATACATTCATGTATATACTTCAATAACGAATTAGGAACGGTTGTCTCTTTGATATTCAAGCGGCCTCCAATAGAATTCTTCTGTAGCTCGTTAATACATTTACGCATGTCAGGAAATGTATTCTTAACGAGCTCTAGAAACTTCTGCTTTTGATCGCCTTCTACAGTAACACCTTCTTGCTTGAGAATATGATAGCAGCGCTTAGCAGCATCTTCAATCGTAGGCTTAATATCAATAGTCTGACATCTCGATTGAACAGCAGGAATGATCTTATGCTTATAGTTAGCAGTTAGAATGAATCGAGTATGTTTAGCATACTCTTCCATAATATTACGCAAAGCACCTTGAGCTGTACTAGAGATGCCATCAGCTTCGTCGAAGATGACGACTTTCATACCACCATCAAACGACTTGGTCTGTGCAAAGCTTACTACTTTATTTCTAATCATATCAATACCAGATTCATCAGAAGCATTGATATATAGATAATCACACTTGAGAATATCTGATACGATAATTCGAGCAGTAGAAGTCTTACCAGTACCAGGCACACCTACGAATAGAAGATTTGGAATCTCGCCATTGAACCCTTCGAGGATCTGTCGTGTATGATCTGATACGATTAGATCTTGTAGTTTGCGTGGGCGATAAGACTCGCACCAGAGCCCTTTTATATTGAAGTTATTGTCCATGTTCTTTTGTATATATTGTGTACGCTCCAGTTACCACGTACCATCGCTCTCATTATAGGGTATGGAATGCCAAAATCAATAACCTCTCTAACAGTCATTTGTTGCTCTGTATTATCTTTAAGATTTTTTAAGGTTACGATAGTACTAAGAAAGTTTTCCCTTTCAATCCTTGCATTTTCTTTACGTTTTATTCTCGCATTTTCAAGACCATTCTTTCTTATAGCAGAATGCTTTTGCTTTTGCTCCTCCGATAAGCTATTCCAATGTCTTTTGCTTGCAATTGATAGCTTTTCCTTACGTTCCAGGATTTGTTGCGTTGTCATACTCGCTATGACCTTCTTTTGAACCTCAGATCTCATCTGTTTAAATTTCTCATCTCTTTTACCTCTAGACTTTTTACATCTCTCGTCATAATTACTAGCCCAGCTCAGCTTCAATTTATCGCTCACTGCCTTTCTTTTCTCAGCCGTCCATTTCTCTCTCGTCTTAAGATTTCTCTCTACACTGGCAGCGGTCGTGAAGAATTTATCAACATTGTTAGATAAATTATAGTACTCATCACTAAACACTGCATTATGCTTGTCTATATAGTATTTCTCAAGCAATGCAAGCTCACCTTCTGTTTCTGCTTCGTCGATGATCTCTCTCTTAAAAGAGAGAGATCCATATCTCTTAATATCTTCCTTTAAAAGCTTAGACGAACCAAGATAACTCTGCCAATAGCTCTTCTTACCACCTTTATACTGATAATACTTTTTACCAATATACTTTTTTCCTGTTACTGTATTTGTAGTTATGTATATAAAACCTATCATATAGGTATTTATACCTCCACATCTACTTTTCAACCCAAAGTGAATTTAGTCCTGTCATAATCTTAGTTTACTTACCGCTAGAGCCAAATCCACCATCTTTTCGAGTAGAGTCTGTAACCTCTTCAGTAAATCGAACTACGGTATTGTATACCTTCTCTACCTTGAATTGAGCGATTCTATCTCCCTTCTTGACGTTATACGGAGTAGACGTTAGGTTATACAGCTTCACACCAAGATCGCCACGATAACCGTTATCAATCTCACCAAAATGAGGCATAATACCGTACTTGAATCCCATACCAGATCGCCCTTTGATCACAAAACCAAATCCTGGTGTGATACTAGCAACATTCAACCCTACAGGAACTACTGCATGTCCAATATCAACCTTTCCATCGAAGTACGAGATCGAAGGAATCGTTACATCCTCTACTGCATATAGATCCCAACAGTTATCCTCATTATGAGCTTTAGTAGGGAGTTTAGCATCTGGATGAGTCTTAACGAATTCAACTACTGTATCGATACGACGTACTTCACCAACAGGAACAAGATCTCCTGAAAACGTATATAAATTATCTTCCATGAATCAATTGTAAATGTATTAACTATAATATCAACTTACAATTTGAATAAATAACATCATGCGTAAAGATCTCAAAGTCTTATCTGAAATATATTCTAGGGTCATTACCGAAAAGAAAGGTCGTAGGATTATTACTGGTGATGTTAACCTATCTAAACTTCACCTCAAAGAGCTACCAGCATGGTTAGCTGGCGTTGAGATTGAGGGATCTTTTGATTGTTCTAATAACTACTTAACATCGCTAGCAGGATCACCAAAACGTGTGAACGGAAAATTTAACTGTTCGTTTAATAGACTAACATCTTTAGTTGGTGGACCTGTTGAAGTTTTATGGGATTATCACTGCTTTGAAAATAGACTCGTAAATTTACAAGGAGCGCCAAAAAAGTTTGATCATGAAAGCGATTTTTTTTGTTACGGCAACCGCTTAACATCTCTAATCGGCGCTCCACGCGTAGTTCTTAACTTCGCATGTGATAATAACTCTCTTAAATCTCTAAAGGGGGCGCCGGAATTTGTTGCAAATAATTTTGAATGTCATGAAAATAGCGTTTCATTTACAGAGGAAGATGTGTATGATGTCTGCGAGGTGGATGGTGCTGTTATTACTGATGAAAATGTCAGTGATTATTATGATGGCTACGACGATGACGACGATGACGACGGTATCCCAGGATGGCCATGACATGATAGTAGTTATGAATAAAATTGTTATGATTGCTGGTATAGCATTTTTACACTCATAAGATAAATAAGTGTATGGAAGATAGTGACACAGATTTTAATGTTGATGATATAGTATCACAATTGCAAAATTCTTCTATTATCAATAGATCTCAAAACATACCGGAAGAAGAGATTTCAAAAGAGAATCTTGAGGAGTTTATCATTAAGAAATCTGCCCTGCTTATCAATAAAACGCTTCATGCGATTAACAACGTGCAGGACTATATCTCGAGTGCGCCAGATGCTAAAGACGTATCTGCGTTCGCTGAATTGCTTAACGCAGCATCAGGGTCTATAGATGCACTTAACAAAGTGTATACATCTATCGAGAAGAATAAGACATCTAAGGAGATTAAGACAATGGATATTCAATCTAAGGAAAGAATGAATACTCAAGATAATATGACAACACTTCTATCAAGACAAGAAGTTCTTGATGCGCTTGCCAAGAAAGACAATAGTGTTATTGATTTAGAGGAGAAACTTTAACCTTTTCAGTATCTCCAAGCTGACCTTTAACTGTATGTAGTTTGAGAGTTGCATCACGACCTTGCGTTTGAACTGTAATAGAATGGTCTCTAACATTAGCACCTTCGAAAACATTTCCACCTAGATCGGTTTCAATCTCTACATTTGAGTTAATATCCACCTTTCTCTTAACCTTAGTATTCTTTGTTATACTTACATTTTGAGCAGGATCATACGGATTGTAATCTCTCTTAAATACATACAGTCTATAATCTTCAGAACCTAGAACACTTCTCGCTACGTTTGAAGAGCTCACTCGAATATTTTTTAGCATGAGAAACGTCGAGGTATCTGCTACTAAATAACTTCCATGAGCTGTCTTAGAGTATGCACCACCTCTTTCTCCCTCAATCCTATTATTATAAGAGTTTGCTTCATACTCTTCTTCAAGTTTTAAGCAGCCATTTATACCCACGCTAATTACACTATTCGCAGCCTTATCTAGATCCATAGCTCTTTTAACCACGCTTTGAGGCATTTTAGTTATAGTAGCTACAGGCTGGTTGAATGTTGACTGAGTCGAAAGTGTACCTATTGGAGTTTCTTGAAGAGATGGCAATTCAGGTCCTGTTGAAACCCCTATAATATCTGGCGACTCTTTCCAATATGTAGTAAATCCTCCTTGTGATAGGATTGTCTTGAGTTCTTCCTTCAAAGGACCATTTTTAAGCTGAGTGGTATAGTATATTATAGAATACTCATCTAGACTTGCACCTTTACTATTGAGTTCTGATACAAATGCTTTTAATTGTTTCGTTCCAAGACTAAGGATTTTCTTGAAAGATTCCATCATCTCTTTATCGGTGCTTGTAAACTCACCTAACTCGTTTAAGTTAGAAACAAACGCATCCACCTGTTCTTTCGTCAAAAGAACAGCTCTTAACCTTTCTACCTTTTTATTCAATTGTGCCATCTTGTTCTGTAAATGTTGGACCTGCATATGCTTTCATGCATATGATCTCATTAGTATAAACTTGCTTCACTTTTCTATGAACTACACTCGTAACAAACCATCTACCCATAAGTTTAGTGTCTACTTTATTAGCATCATTTTTAAGCTTAAAAATATCAATAAACATTCCAGGTACCCGTTCTAAATCTCCTAGAGGCATTAGAGATAGCTGCATATTAGTGAACAGCAAATTATTTACTATATCCGCTTCAGCAATATTTACACAATCCTCGAAGGTAAAGGGTAGAGAATATACCCTAAATTCTCCTTGCTTTTTAACATCAGTTAAATTTACGCATTTTTTAACCGCTCCGCCTATACTACTAAAAACATCAACAAATCTCGTCTTCCATCTTTCTAATACATCCTTCAATCTTATTTCTCTCATCTTCGAGGTTCCAAGAATATGATCATACCCAACCACTAACGTATTCATATAAAGGGAATTATTCACCTTCGTTGGTGGGGCTGAAAAATTATATGAGGTTGTATTGCTCATATACGGCTTATATTGAGCTTCAGGAGGAGGATTATTGTTATTAGGAGTTGCATTTGTTGCGTTATCTACAAGATCTCCACTACTAAACGATTCGTATACCAACTCTTTGTTTCTAGCGAACATCTTCGTAAGACTCTTTAATGTATAACCAGTCTTATCTTTCGATAAAAATAGCTTCGTAGCTAAACCACCATCTTTTATATATGCATATCTCAGCAAGTAGTATATGTAGTCTAATACTCTATAACTTACTCCAGGTATAAGAGCTTCAGGTAAAGATTTGATATCGAGATCTCCACTCTCAAACTCACTTCCAATAGGAAGCTTGAAATCTTGCAAGATCTTCTTAATTGCATCTCCTACCTTATCGGTAGCCTTTTTGCTATACGCGAACTTTATGCGTAGCTTAGATTCATCGATGTCTATAAACTCAAACACTTTTGTATTCCCTGCTGGCGTTCCTACATCTGTAATGTTTCTTTCTTCGCTTAAGATAAAGGTATAATCTATATTCTTATTTGGGTACTTCTCAGATTTTAGCTTGATGTTGAGTTTATCAGTTCCATCACCTCTAAACATGAAAGATCCTTGTGACATACTAAAGGGATCCGAAATTTCAATTATACCAGATTTAAAAGGTAAAAATAAGTTATCTACAATTTCTAGATACTCTACGGCAGAATCTCTTACCTTTAGTTCGCCGGTATTGTTAGATATTGTATATTCGTATATGTAATTAGCACAATTTATTTTAGTAATGTTTTCCATTGAATACTGTAATATTTGTTATTTGATTATATACTAAGCCTAATATCTCTGGAATTAGGTACTTGATTTGCGTACCACCTTTCACTACAAATCTATTTTCATCGAGAATGTCTTTATTCATGAGTGCTAACAACCACCACATCTTTACACTACCATATATATTGTACGCTAATATCGTCCATGGGGCATTTCCTTTAGCTTCGTAAAACTTAACATACCGACTATCTATATTCTCAGGCATATCTATCCTATTTAGAATATTATAGAAGTTCATATCCATTCCATCAGTATTCACTGTATAGATTCTAAAAATTCTTTCGTAGTCAGTTAAATCTAAGTTATCTAACCCTTCTACATCATTTTGATACGATCCTAAAGTTTTCATTGTTCTATGAATTTCGCTCCCATGAAGTTTTTCGGTTCTGTATATAGAGATTTAAACGTTAGTTTAATTCTATATCCTTCAGGTATGAGCTTTTTGTTTATATATCTTCTATTACCTACAAGTGAAACAGAGACATCACACGAAGCCCAACGTATATATCTATACCCAGGTATTGTAACATCCCATAAGAGAGGTGAATTGGTCAGAACTCCTGTCACTCTCTCAAACCTATTATCTTCAATAAGCTTTTTAACTAGATTGTAGTTTTTATCTATGTCACTTCCATCAACGGTATTGCTTAACGGGAAATCAATTACTACATCTGAATCCGAAGGGCCGTATTGGTAAAACTTAGGAGGTTCAAGCAACAAAGAATTTGCGACGCTTCCTTCACCAAATAGGTTTTTTATAATACCTACACCTTCAGATACTGCAGCTGATCCACGAGCAACAGTATCTCCGAGAGTACTTTCTACACTCTGCGACAAATAACCTTGTACTTTTGGGCTTGTGCTATCTACCCTATTATTACCCCATTCGTTAGAAAAGCTTCTAACATCATCCTCAAAATATGGAAAGGTCCACATATCAATCATCGCTGCTCCAGGATGAAGGTTGTCATAAAATTCTTCAAAACCTCCACCTGAAAAGGAACTACCAGCAACAGCGATCCACGACTCAACAGACTTAAAAATGTCGTTATTTAAAGGTTTGTATGTTTTAGCATATATACGTGGAGACTCTTCTAGATATGAACCATTTGTAGATGTCCATTTATACGTTTGATTGTTGGCTATATTAAACGATGCCATACAGATTATTTATACATCAGTCTATCTATCCTAAGCTATATGGCGATGTGAGATATGCCTGCCTTCCATCTGTAAACTCTATACCTTGAGTTGTAGGTGGTGCGGGATTAGCGATATTGGTTGATGGTGGCTGAGAGCTCTTTTGATTGCCTACCATCAACTGCTTCTTAGATACATCTAGCAACGCAAGCATGATATTTGTCTGTTGTTTGATTAGATTATTTTGATCGTTTAGATCGATATCTACAACTGGAGCTGGAGTCTTGATAGGTTCAAGTTTGGCTTTATCTACTATACCAGTCTGTGGAATAGTAGGTGTTGTTTTTTCTTGTACAGCGACAGGCATTTTAGCTAAAGTAACAGGCTCCACTGCTTTCTTCGGCTCTTCAACGGGCGGTTTCTGTGGCTGTATATTTTGAAGAGATAAAAACTCATCTCTAGTTAGAGCTTTATCACCACTAATTAACTTATCCTTCTCGCTATCATACGTCCACTTAACCTGATCTTTGTCAGTAAAAATACCACCAGACTTTTTGTTTTCGAAACCACGTGTTAACCGTTGTCTAGTTTTTTCGTTTTCGTCTAATACTCCATCCTTATTAACATCCCAGCGATCTGCTAACTCAGTTTTTTTCTTCTTGTATAATTCTTCTGTAGATTTAACTCCTCGCTCTGACAAAGCTTTATTGAGAGACGCTTCAGATTTTTTAACCTCATTAGAAGAAGAGATCAAATCCTTTACCGCTAAACTTATAGCTGCTCCTGTTTCAATTGGAGATAACACTGACTTGCTCAACGTTCCAAAAAAATCTTTAGAATAATCTAACTGTTCTGCTTGTTTCCGTAAGTCTTCTCTTCCTTTTTCGGTAGATAGTTTGGATGCTGCAGTGATTCCATCTACAGCTAATGCAAGTGGCGCTGCAACCTTTCCTAAAGCTCCTATAGCCTTGCCTGCACCACCCACCTTACCAACAACCTTACCAATACCACCAGCAACTTTACCAGCAGTTTTACCAGCAACTTTTTCTGTAACTTTACCAGCAACTTTACCTGCAGCTTTGCTAGTAGTTTTGCCTATAGCCTTGCTAGTAGTTTTTTCCGCTACCTTACCTGTAGCTTTGCTAGTAGTTTTACCTGCAGATTTTCCACCAAATACTTTGCCTAATACACTTCTTACCCCTCCTAATTTACCTCGAGCTCTTGTTGGTGCTCTTCTACCACCAACTCTCCCTCTAGACGGTGTTGTTCTCGTTCTACCTCTTGTCTGTTTTCTTACTGTTCTAGTACCTTGCTTACCCTTTGTAGGCTTTTTCTTTGAAAAGGAATCTTTTATATCTGTAAATGTATCTTTAATTGCATTTACATCTTCAATTACAGACATAACATCATCTAAGGCTGTAGTTATACCACTAAACAACCCACCACCTTTACTAGAACCTGACGCAGAACCAGCACCACCGCCTTTTTGCAATCTCTTTGTTGGTATACCTAGCTTATCTAGTTGATTAGATGCTGCAATCTTAGTACGTTCTTTATACTTATCACTCTCCTTACCCTTATTAAAATCATAAGCAGCTTTGGCGAAAATGTAGCCTATTCTATAAGTTTTGCCTATATCTAAAGCCTCTTTCTTTACAGGTTTAACAATCCCTGCATCTAATATCTTTCCTGGTAGGGTCTTTTGATCTACCTTAGCTACTTTAGAAGCTCCTATTTTGCCTAGCGCTGTCTTTTGTGTTATTTTGGAAGGTTCGACGTTCTGAGATTTGTTTAAATCCTTGAACGCTTTTGCAAGAATACTTCCTAATCTATACGTTTTATTCTCATCTAAAACCGGTTCGCTAGACTTTACTTCTTCAGTAAGTTTATCATTATCTCTATCTAACGTCGAACCCTTACCAGTGATAATGTTCTTAGAAATTAAATCTTTTTCCGTGCTACCTTTATCATCAGAGATAACATCTAACATATTCCTAACCTCTTCTGTATGTTTCAAGAAGAGTTGAATTAAAGTTCCTATAGAGGGCTGGCTCACTCTATTATTTAGTCAGCTCACTCAAAGTCGAAGAACTCTGCTGATATTTCTACAGTCTCTTCGCCCCATGTTAGAGCTTCTCGTTCTCTAAGCTTATTATATTCTATATAATCTACTATCTTTTTATTAATTGATAAAGGGAGTTTTTCGAGGATTGATACTCTATCGTAGATGTTAGGTATCTCATCAAATACGAGCTTAACATCTTTAATTGATAGAGACTTGATATACTTTACAACTTCGAATATGTAGATATTGCTTATGTTAATTGCTACATCATCTTCATTCTCATCTATCAAGCTTTCAAGCTTCGCAATAATCTTATTCTCTTCTAGAAGAGTTGGGATAGCAACTTCTGCAACTATACCATTATCTTCTATAGTATCTGACATTTTTAGCTTTAAGTCAGATCTAAACTGATTGAGAATCTTCGTTAGATCCACATCACCGATTTTATCGCTGATAGAGTTAATTCTCAAACTTATAGCCAGAGGCGCTTTATCACATACTAGCAAATCTTCACACTTCGACGATTCTAATAGAATATCATTAAGAACTCGTCCAAATCTCACAAGACCGACTACCCCTACAATTTGAGATGCTATAATATCCTTTTGTTGTTTGAGAGTAAGTGGTTGTAAAGTGACTTCTTTTGAAGTTGAAGGTATATAAGATGTGACACTATTAGTAGTTGATAGTTCTTCTATACTTTTAAAGAAGTCAGTTAAATTTTTATCCATAAACGTATTTACGTCTAGATACTCAATTTTCAACTACTACTACGTTGCATTTCTTCTAAGTAGAATATGGTATCTGCTAGCGTTGAGTACTCTAGCATTCCTACACCTATACTCTTACCTAGGATTACTATCGTCTCTCTAAAGTAGTTCAGTGTATAGTCACTGAATATAAGACCTATGAATGTTAATGGGTCTTGCGATAGTAGATTGATTGATATCTCACTTAACTCCAAGCTAGGTCTTCCAGGAAAAACTACCACTGTTGAGTTTGATTCTCGTATAAATTCGTGAACGCATTTTATTATGCTAGGTGGAAGTTTGGATAGTATTTGATTCTGACTCTCTATATCCAAATCTCGAAAATTTATCGTGGAGTTTAAAGCGGTGATAGACTTGATGCTTTCTAGTGTAATATCATCAAAATATAGCTTGTTAGGAACATCACACACAATCTTGAGACCATTCTGCTCAAAAACACGCTCAGTAGGCTCACATCGAAGCTTGTTAATAAGAAGCTGAATTTGTATGTCTATGTTAGACTTGCCCTTTAACTTAATTTTATCATCTATAAAAAGCTTTCTCGCTGTTAAACATACAAAGATCTTATCAATTATATGTAGATCGTGTATATTAAAAAAATCATCTACAAACCTCGCCAATCCTTTATAATTTTCCTCGTGTATGAACCTAGATAAATTCATAGCGTCTTTAAAATATAAAGGCCTTATAGTTATAGATTTCTTTGAGTATGGTAATATCTCTTCAAACATTATTATGCAATGTTACCAATTCTTCCACCTAAATCCAGAGCACCAGGAGTTTCAATAGCTGCATCTTCAGAAGTTTCTGTGAGGATTTCATACTTGCTATACGCAAATGTAACTGTTTTAGACTTTATCGTATCGTCTGTATAGTTAACAACACTAGTCTCGCAGTTAGTTGGAAAAACGCCATAGAACTTATATCTCTTTCTCACCCTTCTTTTATTATCGTATTGACAAACATCTATAGTTGTCTTTAAGTCTTTGTTTATAAGGCCATCAACACTCAGAGCAATTGCCCAAGGTCTGAATAGCTGAGATTCTATATCTACGTTCGTCTCTAAAAAGTTAATAGTTACATTCCTAGATAAAAAGTCGGAACGTTTATTAGCTGCAAAGCTAGGCATATATGCTCCACTAGAATTACCAATACTAAATGGTGCCACTTCAAATGATTCACCAGGCAGACCAATCTCTTGAGCAACTAATATATTACCTTTATCAGTCCACATATCTGAACTATGAATTGGTGACCATTTATGATCAATCTTTCCTAGAGTAGTGGCTATAGAACTTGCTAGAGATGAAGCGTTAGTTATCGAAACAGACCATAGTACTGTAATAGGTATACCATATTTGTA